GGGCCCGGTGGCCGAGGCGTTCATGCACGACCGCAGCGAGATCAGCGTGATCAACGGGCCGGTGGGCTCCGGCAAGACCACGGCGGCCATCATGAAGTCCGTGAAGCTGGCCAGCGAGCAGCAGCCGAGCGCGCGCCACAAGGGGCCCGGGCCGGGGGCGGGCGAGTGGTGGCCGATGCGCCGGGTGCGCTGCTGCGTGGTGCGCGACACCTACCGCCAGCTGTGGCGCAGCACGATGCCGAGCTGGTTCAGCCGCTTCCCGAAGACGGTGGGCAGCTTCACCGGCGCCGAGAACGCCCCGGCCAGCCATGTGATCCCGTTCGCGTTGCCCGACCGCACGCTGGTGGAACTGTCGATGGACTTCATCGCCATCGGCGACCAGGCGGTGGAGGACGTGCTGCGCGGCTACGAGCCCACCTGGTTCTACCTGAACGAGCTCGACCTGCTGAGCCAGGAGGTCTTCATCTACGCGCAGGGCCGCTACGGCCGCTTTCCGCCGATGGAGGATGGCGGCCCCACCTGGCAGGGCATCCTGGCCGACTGCAACGCGCCCGAGCTGGACAGCTGGCTGTACGAGACGACCTTTCTGGCCTCGCCGGCCGAGCTGAAGGCCAAGCGCACGGCGCTGTTCCGCCAGCCCGGCGGCATGGACCCGCAGGCGGAGAACCTTGCCAACCTGCCGGGCGGGCGCGGCTACTACGAGCGCCAGGTGGCCAACGCGCCGGACTGGTACGTGCAGCGCATGGTGCACAACCGCGCCGGCCACAGCCGCGCCGGCAAGCCGGTGTATCCGGAGTGGAACGACCTGGTGCACGTGGCGCGCAGCAGCCACCCCGGCGTGCCGCAGCTGCCGCTGATCGTGGGCCTGGATGCCGGCATGCAGCCGGCGGCCACGTTCAGCCAGCGCCTGCCCAGCGGCCGGTGGCTGATCCTGGCCGAGCTGGTGAGCGAGCCGGGCACGGGGCCCAAGCGGTTCGGCGGCAACCTGGCCCAGATGCTGCGCGAGCGCTTCCCGCGGCACGACACCATCGTGGGGATCTGCGATCCCAGCGCGCTCTATGGCGCGGACAAGAAGGCGGGGGAGAAGGACTGGAGCGAGATCGTGGCGGCGGAAGCCGGCATCCGCATCCGCCCGGCGCCGACCAACGACCCCGTGGCGCGGTGGGAGGCGGTGCGCCGGCCGCTGACGCTGCTGATCGACGGCCAGCCGGCGCTGCAGCTGAACCCGGAGTGCCGCGTGCTGCGCGCCGGGTTCAATGCCGGCTACCGCTTCCGCAAGATCGCCGGCACCACCGCGCGGTTCAACACCGAGCAGGCCGAGAAGACCGCCGAGAGCCACCCGCACGACGCGCTGCAATACGGCATGTCCTGGGGCGGCGAGGACATCGCCATTCGCCGCCGCCGCGGCGAGGACGCCGAGCGCGCGCGCCGGCTGCCGGCCTTCACCCCGCCCTACGACCCCTACGCGGCCTAGCGCCAGGAGAACCCACCATGCCCGCCTATGGCCACCGACAGCTTGATTTCGTCATCCCTATCGGCACCAGCCTGAGCCAGGCGCTGCAGCTGAACGGGCTGTTCGGCGAGGCGATCGTGATGCCGGCGGCCTGGACGGCGGCCGGGCTCAGCTTCGAAGGCGCCGATGCGTCGGGCGGCCCCTGGCAGCCGCTGGAGGATGGGCTGGGCGTGGAGATGACGGTGCCGGTGCTTGCCAGCCAGACCTTCCTGCTGCCGCTGGGCATGCTGCGGACGCTGAACTGGCTGCGGCTGCGCAGCGGCACCAGCACCGCGCCGGTGAACCAGCTCGCCGCGCGCACCGTGCAGCTGCTCGCACGCAGCTACGAGTAGGAGGCCGGCATGGGTGTTCCCTTCACCACCGACTGGCACGTGATGCAGCTGGCCGCCGCGCGCAGGGTCACCGTGTTCACCGGCAGCGGCACCTGGACCCGCAACCCGTATGCCAGTTACGTGGCGGTGCTGCTGGTGGGCGGCGGCGGCGGCGGCGGCTTCGGTGGCACCTACGCCGCGGCCGGCGGCGGCAGCGGCGGGGGCGGCGGCGGCGGCGGCGGCCACACGTATAATATCTTCCGCGCCAGCGACCTCGGCGCCACCGAGACCGTGACGGTGGGCGCCGCCGGCGCGGGCGGCGCCAGCGGCGTGACACCCCCCGGCGGCGGCGTGGCCGGCCAGGGGGGGCGCGGCGGCATCACCAGCTTCGGCACCCGCGCCTTTGTCGGCGGCGGCGGCGGCGGCGGCCCCGGCAGTGCCACGGCCACCTCCGGCGGCGGCGGCGGCGGCACATCAGGAAACAGCCAAGGCGCTTTTGGCACCACGATCGGTGGGGTTGGCGCGCACGGTGGCGTGGGGCAGAGCGGCGCCACGGGCAGCGCGGCGGCGGGTTTTCTCGGCACGCCCACCTTCGGCGGAGGTGGCGGCGGCAGTTCCGCGGCCGGCGTTGCCGGGGGGGGTGGGTCGACCCCGATCGGCCAAGCCGGAGGCAGCGGCGGCGGCGGCTTTGCCGCCGGCGTGGCGCAGGCCGGCTCCGCCGGCGGCTATGCGATCATCAACGGCGTGTTTACCCAGGGCGCGGCCGGCACGGTGGCCGGCGCCGGCGGCGCCGGCAGCGGGCCGACCAACTGGCCAGTCGGCGGCGGGCTGCTGGCGGCCGGCACGGTGGCGGCGGCGGCGGCGCCGGCACCGCCGCCAATGGCGGCGCGGGCGGCGCGGGCGGCGGCTTCGGCGGCGGCGGCGGCGGCGGTGGCGCGGGCGACAGCGGCGCCGGTCGCGTGGGCGGCGCTGGCGGGGCCGGCGCGCCTGGCTATGTGGCAGTGTGGGAGTGGTGAGCATGGCCGAGCTGCGGCGCTACGTCATCGTGAACCAGGCCGGCGAGGCCGTGAACGAAAGCCTGTGGGACGGTATCACCCCCTGGCACCCCGGCCAGGGGCTGGAGGCGGTGCCGGCCGACCAGTGGCAGGCCGCGCCGCCCGCGCCCAGGCCTGACGCCGCCTGGGATACAGCTGGCGCCGCCTCGGCACCACCCGCCTCCCGCTGACGGAGGGCGAGGTATGATCCGCCGCCCCGGATATGGCGTGATCGGTTCAATGGGCGCATTGGCGCTGATGCATGCAAGCCGGCGCGTCATCCCGATTGTCTTGCTGCCGAACGAGCCGCCGATTGAGCCATTGCAGGCGCCAGAGCCTCGGCCAACGGTGGACGCTGAACCGCCGCGCCCTCGCCAACTCACCGAAGCCGACCAACGCGCATTGGCCGCAGCAGCAGCCAAGCGGGCTCGGCGTGCTGCGAAGCACCGCAAGGCACGGGAGGGCGGGGTATGAGCGCGCGGGATTGCCAGCTAGTCGTTATGGGGCCGTATGGCCGCATCGACTTGGCGCATGTGACGGCTTGGGATAGCCGCCTCAACAAGACGCTGGATCGCCCACACGGATGGGAAGGCATGTTCGAATTGGAGCGCGGCAGCAACGCCGCCGATGACTTCATTGCCCGGATCTCTCATGCTTATGAGCGCGGTGACGCTATCCCGGCAGGGACGTTCTACCAATACGTTGCCGAAGGCGATGGCTCAACCAGCACATACCAGTATGACGGCGCCGTGTTTCGGTTTGCGTTGGACCGACCCGCACAGGACACCAGCGCGCGACAACGGATTGAGTTTTCCGCCAGCAGCAGGAGGAGGATTTGATGAGCGCGCCAACGGCAGAGGATGTGATTGCGCAGGCCATTTGGTTTCAGGACCAACCGGAACGAAACACTAGGCTCATTTTGGAGGCCCTCGCCGCCGCCGGTTACGCGGTGGTGCCGGTGCGTGAAATTACAGAGTTGAGGGACCAAGTGAACGCATATGCTTGCGATCTTCGCGCTATTAGCGCGGTCGCGCGCCGGCAAGGCGAAATTATCGCAGCCGCTCGGGAGACAAAGGCATGAGCGCGCGTTGTGAGCCGCAGGGACACCTGCACGACATAGATGGGATGCACTGGGTTGAGGGGCCAGACGGCAAACTGCGGATATGGCGCTGGATGTGCCGCGACGGCGCACAGTGGAAGCAGCCCGCGCAATCCTGGCAACCGAGCTGAAAAGGTTTCGTGATGGCTGAGAACAGCAAGATCGAGTGGTGCGACCACACCTTCAACCCATGGGTCGGCTGCACCAAAGTCAGCCCGGCGTGCGACAACTGCTATGCCGAAAGCTGGGCTAAGCGCACCGGCCAGTCGCAGCTCTGGCAGGGCGATCGCCGCCGCACCAGCGCCGCCAACTGGCAGCAGCCGCTGAAGTGGAACCGCCAGGCCGAGCGCGAAGGCCGCCGCTTCCGCGTCTTCTGCACCAGCCTCGCCGACGTCTTCGACAACAAGGTGCCGGACGAATGGCGCCGCGACCTTTGGCGCCTGATCGCCGCGACCCCACACCTCGACTGGTTACTGCTAAGCAAGAGGCCGCAGAACATCCGCAGGATGTTGCCGGTGGCGGAAATGGGCGTGGCTGATTGGGGGGAGGCGGGCTGGCCGAACGTATGGCTGGGCGCGACCGCGGAGAACCCGGAACAACTCGCTATCCGTGCGTGGCCCCTTTCCCAGGTGCCGGCAGCCGTCAGGTTCCTGAGCTGCGAGCCGTTGCTGTCCACCCTGGACTTCAACACTGAAAATCGCTGGGGCACCGGCTGGAACGTCCTGACCGGCCGCATCCTCGACGCGGTGAGTGGCCCGTCCAGCGTCGGCGGCGTCCACTGGGTCATCGCCGGCGGCGAGAGCGGCCCCGGCGCGCGGCCGATGCACCCGGACTGGGCGCGCAGCCTCCGCGACCAGTGCGCGGCCGCGGGGGTCGCGTTCCACTTCAAGCAGCACGGCGACTGGATTGAGCACGAGCATGCGCTCAACGCGGTCGGCGATGATGACCCCAGGGTATCCGACGGCCGCCAGCGCATGCGCAGGGACAACGGCGGCCTGATGGTAGCGCACGACACTACCTTCATCCGCCTTGGCAAAAAGGACGCCGGCCGCCTCCTGGACGGCCGCGAGCACAACGAGTTCCCGCGATGACCGACCTACCGCAGCGCATGATGGAGGCGATGGCGCGAGCGATGTGGCGGCACCGATGGCAGGCCTACATGGAAGCCATCGACGACCTCGAATGGGCCGACCGCGCCTGGTTGTTGCAGCCTATGGACACGCACCAACGATATGAGGGGTTTGCCCGCGCCTCCCTCCGCGCCGCCCTCGCGGTGGCCGAGGCGGAGGGGGTTGGGTTGTTCAAGGTGCCGAAACAGGTATTCAGCATGTCAATACACGGCGATGGCCGAAACGCTGCTATCCGCGAAATGCTCGCGGGGAGGGTGGAGGTGTGAGGCTCCTAATTTCGATCACCTTGGGCGCGCTGGCTGGCTTGGCACTAGGTTCCGTTGATGAATGGAATGGATGGTCCTACGGCGCCGGCATGATTGCTGGCGTTGTTGTCGCATGGGGGAAGCCATGACCGACCTACCGCAGCGCATGGTGGAGGCGGCGGCGCGGGCGATCTACCACGCCAATCTCCGCGAGGAAGCTAGCCCATGGGATGTGTTGGTGGCCACGTGCAGCGATAAGCCCGGCACGTTGGGATATCGGGCGCTGGATCGTTGTCGCACGCAAGCCCGCGCCTCCCTCCGCGCCGCCCTCGCGCTGGCCGAGGCGGCCGTGCGCGACGCGATGCAGGCGCCGCTGCCGGCCGGGAAACACACGACAACCGGCGGCGTCGTGTTCGTGCCGTTGTTGGCATGGGCGGCAGTTGACGCAGCCCTCGCGCAGGAGGCGGGCGATGCGACCTGAGGATGTGCCGGAGGCGTGGGTGCAAGTGGCATGGAATGCTTGGGCGTTGACGCAAGATGACGCCGCCGGGATTTGTATGAAGCACGCCCTCGCCGCCGTGATCCCCGCGATCCAGGCGGCAGAGCGGGAGCGGTGTGCGGTGGCGTGTGAAGGGCTTGAAGTGCATTCAACGTCACGTCGAAACCCCGGCGTCACACGGAAGATAAAGGTCGGCCCAGCGGTGGCCGCCGCCATCCGCGCGATGAAGGAGCCGGCAGCGCAGCGCGCGCGAGGCGCCGCATGACCTATACCAACTCCGGCACGCACGGCACCGGCAGCCGCAGCTACACCCGCGACCGCGGGGTGACGGTGGCGCGCACCGCCGCGGCCGAGGCGCGCGGCTATGTGACGCCGGAGGATTACGGGGCGATCGGCGACGGCGAGATCCACTTCGCGGCGGACGCGCTGGGCGTGGGCGGGCTGCTGGAGCTGCAGGCCTGGGGCGGCGGCATCTACAGCTTCGCCACCTCCATCCACGACACCATGGACTACCTGGGCTGGCAGGCCGCGCTTTATGCCGGCGGGCTGGTGAAGGCGGCGGCAAATGCCGAATACGTGATCGACCAGACCCTGATCGTGCGCAACGGCACGGTGCAGATCGACGGCCAGATGTCCACCATCACCTTCCGCCACATGGCGGAGATCCCGGACGACGGCAGCAACCTGCTGGCGAACCCGAGCTTCGATGCCGGCGGCAGCAACTGGCAGAATACCGCGCTGTCGCCGCGGGTGGACGTGGTGTTCTCCGGCGGCAAGGCGGTGTTCACCGATCCGCCCGTCACCTTCACGCCGGGGGAAAGCCATTTCGGCCAGTTCGGCCAGCAGCTGGTGCTGCCGAAGGGACGATGGACCGTCGAGGCCTATGTGAAGCTGACCGAGGGCGCCAGCGGCGGCTTCTTCGGCGCGCGCACCGTGGGCATCGGGTTCTTCAAGGACGGCCCGGGGCAAGGCGGCTGGGCCTGGCCGGACCCGCTGTTCAACATCAGCTCCGCCGGCGCCAGCGCCTTCGGGCCGTTCGAAGGCGTGATCACCTTCGACGTGGAGGCGCCCGAGAACGTGACGGTATGGTGCACGCTCAGCGGGTTCAACTGCGACTGGGAGGTGCACTGGGTGCGCATCCGCCCGTTCCTGATGAATTTCGGGGTGTGGTGCACCGGCGACTATGCCGGGTTCGGCGAGCGCTACGACGAGACCGAGATTTCCAACCTGACCGTGATCGGCCCGGCGCTGGAGCAGTACGGGGCCGACAGCCGCTACGGCACCTACAACCACTATGCCGGGCCCCGCGTGTCCGGCTTCCTGCACAAGAGCTTCGGCGGCGAGGGTGCGCGCGCCAATTTGCGCAACGTCGACATCAACAGCTGGTATCGCGGCGTGGTGTTCAGCGACCAGGCGTTCCTGATCCGCCACGAGCACTGCAAGATCAGCTACTGCGCCGAATGCATCTACTTCACCCCGGCGGTGCGCAATGCCGGCGAGAACATGCGGTTCACCAACTGCATCATCTTCAACTCCGGGCTGGCGGTGAATGCGCAAAGCGGGGTGGAGTGGAACTTCGTCGGCTGTTCCATGGATTTCTGCCGGCGGATGATTGTCGGACGGCGCGGGACGCTGATCAACTTCAACAATCACCACTTCGAGTTCAACGCCATTGAGCGGCGGCTGTATCTGACCGCGCCCGCCACCGGCTTCGCGGTGGGCGGGATCGTCACCGGGGGCACCAGCGGCGCCACCGCGCGCATCCTGATCGCCGACCGGCAGGACGATGCCGAGCAGCACCTGGTGGTGGAGGCGCTGACCGGCACCTTCCAGGCCAGCGAGACGATCACCGGCAGCACCGGCGGCAGCGCCACGGTGCTGGAGCCGCTGGGACCGGTGGAATACCTGATCGACCTGACCGGCGGCAGCCAGATGGTGATGGCCACCGGCCAGTGGCTGCAGAGCGGCAGCACCCACCGCGGCATGCCGCACGCGGCGCGGCTGGAAAGCGTGTCGGACGTGATCGCCTTCGGGGATGTCTGGGGCTTCAACTGGCAGACCGCCAGCGGCGACTGGGCCACCGGCGCGGGGCGGATCACCTTCAACAACCATGTCGGGCCCGGGAACGCGCTGCTGCCCACCATGATGATCCGCAACCAGCACATGGATGCCTTCGCCGGCAACGGCGGCATCGCCGGCACCGGCACCTGGGAGGACCAGGGCTTCACCGGCCCGGCCGACGGCATCGGCCTGGATTTCAGCGCGCACAGCGACGAGGCGCTGGCGCCCACCTCGCGCGGGACCGTGCCAAGCGAGATCGACTGCACCGCCGATGCCACCGTGTTTCGCACCACCGGCACCGCCAGCCTGAAGCTGGCAATCACCGCGGCCTATACCGGCGGCGCCGAAACCCGCGTGTTCCTGCCGGTCTCGCCCGGCAAGATCGTGCTGCCGGAGTTCTACTATTCGAAGCCCACGGTGAAGGCGCCGCGCAGCCACGGCCCCTACACCTCCGGCCTGCCGGCGGCCGGCGACACGATCTACGTGAACACCACGGCCGGCCAGACCACGGCCACGATCGAGGACAAGCACGTGCAATGGATCGGCGGCAGCGGCCCGCGCGCCGGCTGGACCGTCACGCTGTCCAGCGTCACCGGCAACCCGGGCGGCGTGGCCAACGCGGTGTGGAACGCCACGCACACCGTGGTGGCCCGGCTGGATGCCTTTCGCTTCACCATCGCGCTGCCCTCGGCCGCCAGCACCACCGCCAGCAATGCCGGCGGCACCGGCGTGGTGGCCAGCTACAGCCAGACCAGCGTGCTGATCTTCATGCGCAACTTCTGGGTGCGCCAAAGCTACTTCGATGCCCATGGCCGGCCGGTGCTGGCCCAGACGCAGTTCCAGGGCGAACGCAACGTGGAGGTGACGCTCACGGCACAGGGCTGGACCAGATGGACCTACGCCACCTGGTACGCCGAGGCCGCGGTGCCGGTGCTGCCCACCGACCGGGTGGCGCGCGGCCGGGCGCCCGAATGGGCCACGCATTGGATGATGGTCTTCAACTGGCAGAACATCCGCGAGGCCGACCTGGCCGCGCCGCCCGCGCTGCACCTCACCGACTTCTACGCGAACGTCCTCTAGGAGCCCCCGCATGTCCACCCGCAAGAGCCAGCGCAACGACCGATCCGCCGCCGTCAACGGCTCGCGGCGCAACCAGACCCGGCTGCAGCGCCGCGACGGCGCCGGCGGCATCCTGGTGGGCACCACGATCTCGTTCACCAGCGCCAACACGATCGCCGACAGCGGCAACGGGCTGGCGCGGTTCAACGTGGGCGCCACCATCCGCATCCGGGGCAGCGCGCGCAACAGCCGCACCTTCGACGTGGTGACCAGCGCGGCCGGTTCGCTGACCGTGCGCCCCGCCGTGGTGACCACCGAAAGCGCCGGCCCCAGCATCACCATCAGCCGGGAGGAATAGGGCATGACCGGCAGCGCCAGCGCGAGGTTCGAACCATGGCCGGCCTGATGGGCGGCGGCGCCCGGGGGGCCGCACCGTCCGCCCCGGTGATCCCGCCGCCGGCCCCGGTGCGCGACGAGATGGCCGCCACCGCGGCCGGGGAGCGCCAGCGCATCGCCGGGCTGCGCGGCCGGGCCACCACGCTGCTGGGACCGCCCGGCAGCTACACCGCCGCGCCCGATGCGCGGCGCACCCTGCTGGGAGTGG